CCTTTTTGGATTAACTGTGCAATATAATCAGCATCGGACAATGTTACATCATCAACAGTTTGGTTAATGCTACTTGCGTCCGTATACATCTCTCTCCTAGATAAATCAACACCACCACCAACAATAGTTGTCTTACGATTAATTCCTTCTCCTTCTCCATCAACAACAGTAAGTGTTTTCATGATTTTTTGAGACTCTTCATAATTACTGTTTGTTAGATTGTCAAATTTTGGTGAGAAGACCACATATGGATTTAGAAGTTGATCATAAGATCTATCTATTCCCGCATATAATTTAAATATAAATTGATTTGTCTCCGAAAGAGTTAACTTGAATCCAATATTATTTGCTGAACAGAGTTTTTGAATGGTATCATATAAATCTAAACCTTTAGTAAATTGTGCTTCTACGGTTAATGCTGTAATAATTGGATCTGTGGAAACTTCAAATATAAAATTAGAAATTGCTCTATCAGTTATAATAGGTGAAATAACATTCTCATCTAATAACTTTTTTATTCCATTTTGAAAGTTTCCCGTTAATACTGTCTGGGTCCAAATAATACGACGATTAATAATAGATTCAATAGATCTACCAGTTACCAATAAACAATTACCTTTTTCTATATCAGATTTGATAACCAAACTCTCAATAAGCATTAAATGATCTGAATCAGCACACCAAATATAGTAATCTTCTTTTAAATAGTCTAAAAATTCTATTGTTGCTTGAGTATAAATCTCAAAGTCTCCATATCCACAATATCTATCAGTCCAAATAAGAGACTCAAAAGTATCTAACATAGCAACAGATTTTAAATTAGTATCTAAAATTAATAACTCCATGCTATACTCCTTCGTAAACTATTTGATTTTCTATTCTAAATTGTAGATTAAGACTTCCAGTATCAGCAGTAAAGGCAAATAGATTATCACCTTTAGTTAACTGAAACCAGTCAGCATTTTTATCTAAACAATTAATTATGTTTGTGTATACACCATTTCTTAACAATTGAACTGTTTTTTTACCCTTTACTGTAGAAATGATAATATCATCTCCAGCAATAAGCCCCGATCCAGTTAATGCAAGTAATCTAGTAGTATCGAGTTTCATAACCTCACGAGTTGCGGAGTTATAAATTGTTAAGTTTGTTGCTGGTCCAAGAGCATGAATATAAATAACAATACCTATTTCAGAATCACCTTCATAGTATATTGTCTGTTCTTGATTTGTAACAATCCTACCCATCTCAAGCAAATTCACAGTAAGTGATTCATTCGAAAAGGGAAATTCAAACATTGGTTCTATCCCTGCAAATACTGTTACCGTACTTCCAATTGAATAAAAGTTTGGATCAGGACATATAATTGAAATCTGAGTTGTTTGACTAGCACTAAAAATTATTGGTTCATTACTCTCAACATAACCATAAGCCTTACAAGTACGAATGTCAGTTTCAATAACTAATTCTATTGGCTTAGAGAGTGGAAAATATTTATAAGTTTTTTGACGAATTAGTTCAACTGTAGGCATTGATAATAATTTCAATGTAAGTACAATATTCCGTTTTTCAATTCTTGCTGAGTTGAATAATGAACCATTAGAACTTGATAGGTCAGTTAGGTTTATGTTTGCTTTACTTGGTCCTAAACCAGTTACTTCAAGGACAGCGAACCCAGAGTTTTCTGGGTACACCAATTCCATTTTTATAGATTCGCCCAAGTAATTTATCGCAGTTATTGATTTTATCATATTGGCTTCACCAATCCTTTCATTGTTGAGATTTGATTCTTCGTCTGAATATAAATATCAATTCTCGATAAAGCTTTAGGCGAATAATTGTTTTGAACAAATGATATAGGAGTTCCTTGTTTATCAACATCCGTTTGTTGAGAACTAGTACTCTCTGACTCTGTTTTATTTTTCTGTATACTATTTGCCGTACCATTAGCTGACTTAAGGGACCCATTAACAGAATATTCGTCAAATTTATCCATCATACTGTATAATTGTTTACTCCCATTTTGAATGTTTGACAGATCAAATACTGGACGTATAACTGGTTCAGAGTCTATGTTATTAGAAACTATATCAGAAATGCCTGCAATTGCCTTAGAAACGGCAGTTATTGCACCAGTACCTAAATCTTTAGCTGAATTTGCAACTTGATCGGCATAACTAGCCAAACCATTGATAAGTCCTTGACCAGCAAATGCTCCAACCTTAGCAAATTCTGTAGAAGGGGAATGAATACCTAAAGCTGCTTTAGCTGCATTTAATGCTGCCAATGCAACTCGTGCTACTTCCTGAGCCAATGCAACTCCTTTACTAGTTACCCCTTGTTGTATACCTGCTACAATATTTGCACCAACTGACATCCAGTTAGGCGTAGACATTATAGTTTGAATATTAGTAGCTAGCTTTGTAAATTCTGATTCAGTATCAGTTCTTAAGTTAGTTACTGTTGTTGAAACCTTAGTCGAAAGATCTGAGAATTGACTTTGAGCAACTAGACTTAATACTCCTACTTTTGAAGCCCATTCAGAGTCTAATGCAGAAAGTTGACTAGCAGCCTCAGCATTTAGACCAGCCATTGAGTTTGACCATGTAATGTTATATGCATTCAAAGCAGTTGCTGCATCAGTGTTTAATTGAGATATCTGATTTACTGTTTGTAATCTTAGATCCTCAAGTTCGCTAATTGATTCAGTTTTTGCTTCGTCATGTTTTGTTTTCCACAATGCTACATAACTAGTTAGTTCTGAATCACTCATAGTATTTAAAGCAGCAATTTGAGTAGCTGATTTTGGCCCCATATCCTTAAGTTCTTTAAGTAAATCGTCTCCGATTCCTTTTTGAGATAATCCAGATAAGTCTTGTTTCCAAGTTTCAAATGCCGTAGTCTGATCTTGTAAATTCTTAATCAAAGTTGCACCTGTTATTGGTTTTTCTTTAGTAACAGCATCAAACAAACCATAAGCACTATACAATGAATCTGCTCTAGATTTAATAGCATCTTCATATGCTTTATTAGCACTTTCTATGTCCGTTGCTAACTTGTCATTAATTTCTTTTGTCTTTGCATAATAATCATCTTGTAATGCTTTTCTTTTTTCGTTCGTAGCTGTTTCAAGATCTAAAACACTCTGAGCATGACTTTTGTTAGCTGCATCTATTTCATTTTCAAGTCTGTAAACCTCTCTATCTGCCGCTTTACGTTCATCTGTTCCAGTTTTATACTGCTTCTGAATCTTTACCCAAGCATTAAGTTCTTGTGTTAGGTTCATTTGATTATAGTATTTTAGATCATCAATTGCTCCTGTTTCGTCTGAATATTGTTTCTTTAACATCTCATTCTTAACTCTATATACTTCCTTATCAGCATTTATACGCTCGTCAGTACCAGCTTTATACTGTTTCTGAATAGTTTGCCAAGCAGCAAGTTCCTGTTCTAAACTTAATGTATTATAATATTTTTTAGAGTCAATTAATTTAGTTTCATCATTGTATTGCTTTTGAGACATTTCATTTTTAACTCTATATACTTCTTTGGCAGCATTTAAAGATGCTTCAGTACCAGCTTTGTATCTTGCCTGAATTGTTTGCCAAGTATAGAGTTCTTCTTCCAAACTTATATCATTGTAGTATTTACGATCGTCTATCCAAGATTTTGCTTCTGCAAATACTCCTTCTGACATTTTCGTTGCAGCAGAAACTACATCCTTACTACTATCATGAATACCATTAGCCATTCCCCTACCAATCATAACTCCAACCTGATCTCTAAATAATCTAGAAGGCGAATGTATTCCTAAGAAATTAAGTGCCGCTTTGAATGCGCCAGTAGCAACATCCACAACTGCATTAGCACAATTGTTAGCCATGTTTCCAATTCCTTCAATCATACCTTTGATTATGTTTTGTCCAGCATCTACCATTTTGAATAATTGTTGCTTTATTCCTCCAACAATAGCATCTATAAGATTATCACAAGCAGCAATTATAGCCGCTGAATTGTTTCTGATAGCATCTGCTAATCCATTTATAAATGAAATTACTAACTTAAATGCAGCATCTATTATGCGAGGTAATCCATCAGAAATACCTTGAATAAATCCTACAACTATATCAACTCCAGCTTTTATAAATTTGCCTATGTTATCAATGACAACTTGTACTATGCTGAGCAATAAAGTAAGAACCTTTTGTAAAATTGTAGGAACCCACTTAATCAATGCAGTAAGTACTGATGATAATATCTCTAATACACCATTCACTATCAATGGAATACATTGAATAAGTGTTGGTATAACTGCTTTGATCATTGTAACTACTGTTTTACAAATAAGAGGAACTGACTCAATTAACACTGTACATAAGGCTACTATTCCCTCTCCAATTTTCTTAAGAATTGTAGGAATCAATGATGCAACACCTACTACTATAATGGTTAAAGCTGCAACTATAGCCGTAGCTCCAGCCGCCGTCATCGTGGCGAGTGCCGCAAAGCCAACTGCTAATGCTGATATGCCTAATCCAATTAATAATAGTCCAGCTCCAACAGCAGTTATACCAATACCAAATAAGACTAATGCTGCCGATAATCCAAGAATTGCTGGAATTAAAGGTGTTAGAACTAACCCTGCTACTCCAAGTATAACAAATATACCAGCTAAAGCAATAAGTCCTTTGATAAGACTCTCCCAAGACATTGCTCCTAGTACAGATAATACTGGGGTTAATACAGCTAATGCTGTTGCCGCTATCAATAATGCAGCTGAACCTGCAAGTGTACCGCTCATAGCATATAGAGCAATTGTTAATATAGTTAATGCTCCACCCATAGCTACTAAACTACGTCCTAAATCTTCCCAAGACATTGATGCCATTTTTATCATAACTCCTGCTAAAATATTTAGAGAAGCAGCTACAATTGCTAGACCAGTACCAGTAAATATTAGATTCTTAGGCATTAGATTCATTGCTAATGCTACTTCAGCTAAAGCAACTCCCATACCAGTAAGACCCTTACCTATTTCATCCCATGACATACTACCAAAGTCTTTTAATGCAGATGCTAATATTTTCATAGAAGCTGCAATAACAACTAAGGCCAATCCAGTAGATATAACATGTTTAGCATCACCTGTTAATTTGGTGAATACCATAATTTCTGCAAGTAATAGACCAACACTAGTTAATCCTTTACCTATTTCTTCCCAAGACATATCTCCGAAGTCTTTACATGCTGAAGCTAGAATCTTTATAGCTGCTGCTAGAATAACAATACCAGTTGCTGTTACTATAGATCTAACACTGAATTTAGCAGTATTTAAGAATAGAGATATTTCAGCCATTAGTACTCCAACACCAACTAAACCTTTAGCAAGTTGTTCCCAACTTAACTTAGATAGATCAGCACAAGCACCTGCTAAAATCTTAATAGCCACAGCAAAGGCAATCATACCTACAGAACCTTTAATCATTGTGCCGCTATTACTAGATAACAATTTTGCAGTTCCTACTAATATACCAGCTAATGCAGCAACACCTACTATACCTTTTGTTAAACTATTCCAATCAAGATCACCTAAGTTTTTCATAGCAACCGATAGTATAAGAATAGCAGTTGCCATTGCAATTAAGGTTGTACATGCAGCCATGGTTTTAATGCCAAAGCCACTAATCTTAGTAAATATAGACATTGACAATAATAGTTCTCCAAATAAAGTAGTAATTGCACCGAGAGAAACAACTAATTTAGCTGAATCGATTAATGAAATGGCTACTATTGAAGCTGCTAGAATTGCTATGGCTAAACTTATCTTTAACAATACATCAGCCTTAAGTTTTAATTGATAACTCTCAAAGCAACCTCTAACTCCATCAAGAATACCAGTAACACTTCCCAACATACCTTGTACACCTTGTAATGGAGAGGCTATGTTTTTTAAGAATTTATTAATGCCTAAAGCAAGTCCGCCTATAGATAAACCTGATATTAAATCAAGTATTCCATTAAAATTTGCACCAGCAAATGAACTAACAAATTTATCTGCTAATTTACCTAATAGATCTATAACTGCACCTACTATAACCTTAGTTGTTTTCCACAATATACCTAGAACCTGAACAAATTTACTATTAGCAAAGGCCAAGCCTATACCCATAAGAGCATTAGTTATTCCGTCCTTCATGCCAGTAGCAGAATCACTAACCTGTGACATACGTTTATTTAATAATTCAAGAAACGAATGAAAAGCTTTAAATATATCAAAGTTAAACTTTTTAGAAATTGCTTCTGCAAATTTTACAACCGTTTCCTTTATAGCATTGCCTAAATCTAAGAACCCAGTAACTACCATTTTGATTCCACTAACGAGTGGTTGTAGGACTTTATTGAATATATCTGATTTCTTAATAACTTTGTCTAGATTTACTAACCAGTCTCCAAACGAAGCCGTAACCCCAAGAACACCACTACTTAGACCACCCATAGAACCAAATAAACTTCCTACTGCATTAAATATTGCAGAGAATATTTGTTTACCTATATCTAGTACAGCAAATAAACCTTTAAATGTAGATTTAAGATCTGCTGATTGAGTTGTACTAAGTTTAAACATATCAATTAAACTCTTTAGACCTACTGTTAATGCTACAAGTTGTTTACCTGTAGTTGGAGGGAATATTTCTTTAAATGCACCTGAAACTATTTTTACAATATTGCTTACTTCTCCAAAAGCCTCACTAATAGCTTTTATTAATATAGTTCTACCGCCTAAGGCTTTCCAATCAGCTAGCATCTTATTACGAGCATCTGATGAAGCCTGAAGAGCACCACCAATACTATTACCAACATTAGTCCATAAAGCAGAGGCTTCATCAAGAGCACCTATTACTGTTTTAAAACTTGTAGCCCAGCCAGTAGCAACATTTGATTGCAAAGTATCCATCAATTGAGTATAAGACTTTATTTTTGTAGCTGAATCATTAGCAGTCTTACCTAATTCCTGAATTTGAGCAATTTGTTTAGCTGAGTAACCCATAGATTTTAATTGTTCGGCTCCAAGATCTCCAGTATATTGTGATAATGTTTCAAGAAGAACTTGAGATGTTAACCATCCTTTTGTAAGGGAATCTTTAAAGCTTCCTTCCTTCTTAATCATATCATCAACCGCAATGCCATGAGTACGAGCTGTTTGTTTAAGTTGATTCTGAAAGTCAGTACCACCAATACCAGCATTAACTACTGAAATCCAATCTTGGGCTTTAACAGTACCACTAGCAACTGCTTGTGATAATTGATAAATAGCAGAATTAGCTTTTTCAGCATCTCCTCCAGTAAGGGATACAAGATTGAATATACCTTTGATTCCTGTAACAGAATCTTTAAGATTAACTCCTTGTGCTGTAAATAATCCAATAGCCTTAGTCATATCTCCAAAACTATAAATTGTTTTATTAGCATAATCATTTAAGGTTAACAACGTTTTATTAATATCTCCAACTGTTGAACCAGCAGTTTTAGTATTAGCAAGAATTGTTTGAAAAGCTGTAAGTCCTTGTTCATATTCAGAAAAACCCGCTTTAATTGGATCAACGGTAAGTGACGACATTATTCTTTTTCCAGCAGTTAATGCTGAATTAGCTATATTAGCAAGTGCTGTTAAAGCTACTACTTGAAGTAATGAAAATTTTACTTTCATTGACTCTATACCACTTGAAATTCCATCAAGAGAAACTCTTTTTGCAGAAGTACTAATTGCTTCTAAACCTTTAGCAGAATTAGAAAGATCTAACCCCTTCTTTAAATTATCAAGTGATTTTAAAGTATTACCAACATTAGATTCAAAGTCTTTATTATTAAAACTCATTGAGACTACTCTATTGTCAACTGATGAACTCATAATGCATTAACCTCCTTCCATACTTGATTTGATATCTCATCAAATATTGGTTTTATCGCTGGATTAATATAATCTCGTCCTTGGACATATCCGCCATTTTTTGTACCGTGACCATATTGTAAAATTATAGCAATAGGTACTCCATCCACTACATTGGAATTATACCAAGATATAGTTGTCTGACCTTTAGTGCTTTTAATTTTATAATACCAAGAACTAGCAGTTTTACCTGAATCAATAGGAACATTATTTGAAAGTGCCTTTACACCTTTTTCTCCATATGCCTCTAAATTTTTTAAATGGGTTTTGTCTACTACTTTATTTAAGAATTTAGAAGTTTTAGAGAAATCACCATTTTGCTTAAAAGTTATCATAGTAAACCTCCATTATCCTTTGCTATTTAATTTTTTTCTTCGTTCGTTATTTAATCTTGTATTTTTACTCATTATTTCAGACTTAGACATTGGTTTTTCTTTAGTGTTCTTTTTATCACATACTCTTATTAGAGTTAATAATTTATTTAAATGCCATTTTTGACAGTCAAAAGGTATGTTATAACTAATCATCCAAAAATAAATTATCTCTGATGTTATTATTTCTCTAGACGTATCTTTAGTATCATTACCAAATGTAGTAGCAGTCATAGATGCATCTATATATCTAGTTACATCTTTCATGTTACCATTTGTAAGGTTATCATATGTTTGTTTAGGAACATTTTGTGTCATTGTCATACATCTTATGTAATCAATAGTTTCTTCATTTGTTTTTATATCTTTATTAAGAAATGGTTTACACCATTTTGATTCCCATTTGGAAAGGGAGACAAGTGAATGCTCAAGTTGTAATACTTGTTCTTTTGACTTTATAAATTCATTCTTAATTTCATCATACTTTTCAAGTTCAGGTACAATAATCTGAAGCATCTTTATCCCCCTTAATGTTTATTGTTTTGCTAATATTTTTTGTTCTACTTGAGGTATTACAGCGTTTACAAAAGCTGCAGCCATTACAGAATCTGTTGCCAATTCCATAAACAGAATTGAATAGGCTTCTGTTTGAGAGAAACTTGTTGTTACTTCATCATTTTTTATGAATTTTTTGCCATCTGGTGATTTTTCACCATAAGCTTTAAGTACAAATTCTTTAAATATCTTTATAATTGAAGGCATGTCCTGAGCTTTAATAACATTAGTTATCATTTCAGCCGCTCCGCCTGTTGTTGACAATTCCATTTCTATTACCTCAGTTTTTGTAAGGTTAAAGAAAAAGTCCTCTGTTCGTTCATTGTTGTTATAGTCGGTGTATGTTATTGTTTTTTTTAACATATTAATATCTCCCTTCAAGATAGTAAAATTTTCATTTGTAAAAAGACCCTACCTACATAATAGGGTCTCTTAATTGTTGATACGCTTATTATCACATATAGTGTATCATTATAAGACCTCTGCTAACACAGAATGGCCTTTTATTTTATTAAGCTGCTCCTATGAGCGTAATTATTTCAGCTGGTAATGGAAGTCTAGCTTCTTCAGCTTCTGCTCCAAATAGAATAGCTTCTACTATTAACATTTTAGCAGGTGTTATTTTTGTTGAATCTAATGTTAATGATGCTGTTGGTTTAAATCCAGGTACTACTACAGGAGTAGTTGATATTCCCCATGATAAAGTTATTGCTTCTGGACTTTCGTTCATAGTCTTATAACCTTTCTCTGATGGTGAAGCCATTGCTCCATATATTAAATGAATTTTATAACCATAATCAGTTCCTTCTTCATCATTACCAATAGTTGTTGTGTAACAAAGACCAAATGTTTTACGAGACTGTTGTCCAGCAGTAACACCTAAAGCAATTTCAGCAGAACCATCACAAACTGCAAATTCATCTGGATATGTGTATGCTTCGATAGTTGCACCGAATTGTTCTGCAGACATTAGGTTTAAATACTTAATATCATCTGCATACATAGGGGTAGCTTCTGCACCTGAAGGACTTTCTGTAACAGCAGTTAAACCATTCCATGCTACGCCTAAAGAATACACTCCTCCTGTTTGTAATGGATAAAGAACACCTTGCTTTACCCCTGTTTCATATAATCTTTCACCTGATAGATCCCAAGCTAATTTTGCCATTTTAATATTCCTCCTTAAATTTAAAAATATAGTGTAAATGCATCATGATTAAGATTATCAATAGTATAATTTCGATTAAAACTACAGAATGGCAGTTTAGCCACTTCACCTATTATTATACTGTCTGGATCTCTGTCAATCACAATTACTTCATATGATATTTTAAAATCATACGCTTTATCATTAGCATATTTAGTATTAATTTTATCTCTAGAATATACAATTGCTGGATATTCCATTCTTACTGTTTCGGGTGGTTGAAAATATACATTAGTTGAACCTATAAGATTCTCTAATTTAAGTTGCAGATCAATCTGTTTTCCCATTATATGCACCACCCATACTTAGTATTAATCTAGGGAATTGTACATCTACGTTTGAAACTTTCCACTTACTTCCCATATACTCAATGTATAATATAGATTGAAAATTCTGATTGGCGAATGGATCGGCTACAATACTAATCGCATTTGAAAGCTTTATATTATCATTGAGAGTACTAGTAGGAGATAGACTCCTACTGTTTTTAAGTACCTCCCCTGAGTAAGGTTTAACGGTTATAACTGGTTCCCATATTCCAGGTCGAGTTTTAGTCATTATTCCGTAGCCGATGTTTCCAAAAAACTTTGCCATTTTGAATCCTCCTATACGTTAGCCAGCTATTACAGTTACAAATTCATACACTTGAGCTGAGTTAGGCTTTGTTAATCCACCAGAGCATCTAGTCTCCATTAAATATTTGAATTGATTGAAATCAATATCAAAATCATCAAAAGTAGCAACCTGACCACCTTTATCTGCTCCGAAATTATAGTCTCTTAGGTTAACTTTGATTGCCATTAGTTCTCTAGTATCATTCTCGGTGCCAATGGTTCTTGTCATACCTTCTATCTGAGGTATTTCTACAATTGCACTAACTCTAAGAGCTGCACAAAGTGTAGCATCAGACTCATAGATCCTTCTACCAGTAGTATCTTCAATCCATAACATATTGGTATGAATATCTGGAGTTGTATAAAGAACTGGACTTCCAGAACCTTTATATCTCTTATTGGTAAGTGCTATTTGTTTAACCATTGATTTGAAGTCTGTCTTAGTTGTTAATTCTTCTTTAATCGTATACAAATCAACGTCTGAATAAATAGGTATGATGTTTTCTTCATTTATTTTATAAATATCATCAACAGCTCTTCCATCGCCAAGTAATGCTGCTAAAGCAAGCTCTTCATCTAGTAATGTTCTTAACTGAAAACGAACCATTGCTACTATATCAAAGTCAATTACATCTAGTATGTCATCTCTATCCAATTTCTGTTTAACATAAACCGTTGTTGGTGTAATAACACGTTTTGAAGCTTTGAAATATACTTCTTTTTTCTCAGTAGCTTTTATATATCCCTTAGCTCTTGCAGTATCAATATCCATATCAGCAATAACTGATTTAACTCTACTAAATGGACTCTTGCTAATACCATTAAGTATTAATTGAACCCAACTATCTTCTCTCTTTAACCAAGTAGGATCTTTGGATAAAGTTTGAGCATCTGGAAATAGAACATCGATATTTTCAATACCATATTCTACAGCATGAGATAAGATGGCCTCCTTTAATGAACCTGATTTTTGAGCGTCAGCTAAGATAACCGAGAATTGAGCATGAGTTAATGTATTACCCTCTTTAGTAGTAGTATCTTTGTTGTCAAATAGATTTTTTTTCATTATTACTGTTCCTCCTTTGATTAATGAATGTGTGATTAATTGAGTATCGGAAGTTTTATCTTCCAAAGCACTAGTTATTAAAGAACAAACTACACCTTTTTGTTCTTCAGTAAACTCATCATATACCTCTTGAACTGTTTTATCTCCAGCAGGTGGAGTAGTACTACCAGGGGGTGTATCTGCATGTTCAATTTCAGTATTTGATATTGCAATTCCTGAATAGATAATAGCTTCTTCAGCAACAGTATCATATTTATCCCCATGTTGAATACAAAGATTATCTATTAATGCTCCAGGATTTGCTCCAGCAAGAACCAGACTTACTTCTTTAATATTACCATGTTCTACGTCGGTGCCTTTTTGTTTTAATTCATTTGCATAGATTGATAAGTTCTTAATATCGCCATGCTCAACAAGAACTTTAGCATTCTTACCAGCTTCTGAATCATTGAATGAACAAAATGCATAAACACCATCGGCTCTATTTTCAAGAAGAGCATGTCCCAAAACATTATCAGGATTGTTATGCATATGCTGCCAAACGAGAGGCACCGTTATTCCATTATTCTCTTTAAATGCGTCTTTACGAATTGTTCTTCCATCTGTACATTTAAGATCATTTTTTGTGGCATAACCACTAAAATTGTACTTCATTTTATTGTCCTCCTTTATTTAGATCTACAATATTTGTAGTATCTTTCTGTGGTACTTGATTATTTAAGTTTTTATTACGTAATTCATTTGCCTTAGGATCTTTTGAAGGCTTATAATGAATTATGCCTCTAACCTCATTAGAAGTTAATACCTCATTACGTGTAAATTTATCTGCTATATTGGCCAACTCACTAACAGGAACTAACTTGAAAGGATCTCTAAAATATTGAATAGATTGGCGTTGAGTTCTAGCAGTTTTAGTTAAGAATTTACGTTTCATTTCATCGGTAATTGTTGACAAACATGGTTCAATTGTTCTACTAAAATAATTAAGCATTGTTTTTTCATCAGCCGTACCATCAAAGATACTTTCAGTCAATCCTAACTGGTTATATAACATGCTCGTTAGATATGTGATCTGAGTCATCAAATTATTATCAGCTGATCTATTTAACTGAGTGATCTTTTCAGTTCCATCAGTATAAGCAATACCATATTTAGAACCAGTTAACTGCATTTCAATTTCCTTACGTCTATTATCAGCTTGCTCACGACGAGCAGGGGATTTTATTACGTATGGTAATTGAATTATTATGTCTAACTTACCAGAGCCACTTTGTTCATCAATTGCATCTAAAATATTTAACTTTTCAATTAAACGTTTTAATGTTGAATTTGGTTCGTTCATAACAGCATATAATGGATTTTCAATAATTGCCACCATATTTTTAGGAACATTAATTTGTTCTTTATAACCTTTTTGCTCATTATAAATATCAATTTTTACCATAGTTGGATACCATTCTATAATTTTTCCAACTCTTAAAGTTTGAATTTCATACGCATCACTAATAGCTGGGTCCATTGTAGTATCTATTGGTGCTACAGCAACACTTCCTTCATCGAACATAGACATGGATATATCCATCATTAAAGAACGTCCTGTTTGATCGATGTTAGCTTCTACAGATAATGCATTATTTAGAGAAGAAGGTATATCTTCTAGATATTTATTGTTTTCATCAAGTTTAACATGGGCTATATTAACAGATGCAATATCAATTGCTAATCTATTATATAAAGCTCCTACTATTGACTTTGCATTTGTTCCTCTCAATCTAACTCTATCTGGACGGCTAGAATATCCTGGACCTGTGTCTTGATAATTTGATCTTGTTGGATCTTTGTTTAGAAATGCATTCCAAGCATGTTGTATTCTGTTGTTAAGAGACCGCTCCATAAGTTCCTCCTTTGTTTAGCTAATCAAAAGCTTCTTTATTAGCTTTATAAGCTACATATGCATCCATTAAAGCGGAGACATTATCTATTTTTTCATCAGACCGCTTTTTTAGTAATTTACGATTACCATTTGTATCTTCTAGAGTTATACTATTACCCATAGCAAAAGACATAAGGGCCTGATCAAATATTAACATTCTATCTTCTGCCATATCTTTAATTTCACCAAGTGGAACTGACTCTGTCTTTGCTCCTTGTATTACTTTTTCTATTCCAAAAGGGCCATTTTCTTGTTCCCATCTTGTAACAAATTCTTTAGCATTATAAGGGTCAAATCCAAAGGTTCTAATATCATAACATGACTGTATAATGTATTGATCTAAGTCTTCATAGACTTCCATCATGTCAAGAACAGTTCCTTCCATTATGATTAGACTTCCTTCTTTAATGAATTGGTCATACTTTATTCGCATAGCTCCTGGAAGTTTCATAAGAGTTCTTGATGTTATATAACTTCGAGTTTTGATGCCAAATCGTTCACGAGGCAAAGGAAATAAGAATGTAAAAGCACAAAAGTCATCGCCTTGTGACATATCACCACCAAGAGAACAAGCCATATTCCAAAAATCTCTTTTACGATGTGGTAAAGTTTCTTCATAAGTAAAATAATAAGTATATCCTTCCATAGGAAGTCCAAAACGTTTAGCAAGTATATCATTTCTAGCAGCAGGAGCCTTTTCAGCTCTTTCTACATCAAGTTGATACACTTCATATCTAACGGTCTTTCCTATATTAGGATTAGCCTTAGGCCACATTGATGGATCATTAACTTCTTTAACATCGTCGAGTTTATACCACCAAATCGATACATGAGGATTGATATATTCGCCCTTTAATATATCTAATAGTTCTAATTTAATTGTATCTCCGCTACTATTACGAACAGTACCTTCTGAACTTACAGCAATTATTAAATAATCATCAAGTTTTGATGCTCCCTGTTCTATAGCTCCTATAACATCCTCACGTATGTCTCCCGATAACCATTCATCGACAGTTGATACCTTATTTCTTAATCCCTGTAATTTATCTATAGTCATAGGTCGAACTTCTATTAATGAACCTGTAAGAAAGTTCTCAATACCCTTTTTAGTTGATACTAATTTAACACGATTGGCTCTCGAACCCGTTGTATTTTGTAAAGATCCTTCTGTTAGGAATTTAAATAGAGGTCCTCTTGCTCTTGTTATAGCTGTTCTTATTGGAGACATAACTTCATCTGCTTGTTTCATTGTTGGAGCTGTTGTGATTTGGTTTGTAGTCGAAGTATCAACATTCTGAAAATATGATTGTATACAAGACATATATAAAGACTTAGCTGCACCTCTTCCGACTATAAGATATTGTTTATTTATTAAACGCCTTTTATAATTTTTCTTTACATAGTGTCCACCATGATTATCTGGATTTGGTTCATATGAACTTATCTCTTCGAAATAAAACCATGAAAATATTACTTCTGCCCATAATTTAAAACTATCAAGCAATATTAAATCTGATCCATCAGTTAATGTTAATTCATTATTACAATATTCAATGAATCCTTCTACTGCTTGATCATCATAATATACTCCAGGATTACCTATTAAGGCATCAATCCTATTCATCTCCATGGATATTTCTTTGCAGACAGGGATATCTCCTCTCATTACTGAGTTTTTAAATTCGTTATAGTATTTTGGTGTCGCAGTATTGCTTAGTGACATAAATTATCTACTTGGCACTTGTATTAGATTTAGTTTTTGATAATAGCGTGTCTATACCCTTACCCATATATTTAGTAATATAGGTTTGGGCTAACTGTTTACCTGAATTAACAATTAAATCTGTAACGAATTTTTTCCCTGGACTAATGTCTTCTTTTGTAAGTTGTTTATAGGTTTTTTCTAATTGTAATCTCTCATTAAATTTCTTTAATTGAGAATTGCTTAATGTTTTAATTTCTTTATTTTTAAGACTAACCTTTAGATTATGGTCAGCACTATTTGGTGGCTTTTCTGCTTTTTTAGCATCCAATTTTGCTATATGTTTATTTATCATTGAATTTCCTTTTGAACTACCTGCTGCTTTTTTAGAACCCCAATGCATTCCTATTTTTCCAAAGTGTTTTAATTCAGTTTTTTCCATTAGGTATTTACCTCCTCTACGATTACAATTTTAGGATCAGCACTAACCATAAGTCTCCACTCATACTCGTCTGCTTGCGATTTCATAATTTCGATTAATGCATTACTTATAGGCGGATCAAATATAAGACGAACTTTTAAATACATATATGATTTTACAGCTTCATACATTAAAATGTTTGGAAGATAATCTTTCCATTCTTTTATTTTATCCGATATTGAAAATCCCTCTGCTGGCCCAACTCCTATTTGATTGAGTACAAACAATACAGAATTTATATGCATAGTAATATCATTATCGAAATGGATATCTTCTTCTCCAACTCCTAATAGTTTTTTTATTGATGTCAGTATACTTTCTTCCATATCAATACTCCTTATTATAAAAATTATAGCCAGGGACAAGTATCATTTTTCTTTCGTATAGTGGGACCAATTATAAGACGAGATTTATCTCCATAGTGTATAGCATTGTGAGTATTTAAAGTTGTGGTTATTAAATTTTCTGGATCAAACACTATAGGATTTCTATTAAGAATGTCTTCTTTTGTAATTGTATTTAAATGATGAATCATAATTACTCCAAAGATTTCAAAGTCTTCACAAGCTAGATCATTTCCATCATCTCTAATTATTATTGTTCTTCTAAAGTTTCGCCATTCCTTAGATGTATAGAAAACTTGATTAAGCCATCTATTAAAACCAAAAGTTTCTTTACCAACTTTACCATCCAATTTTAAATAATCAAATCTATCTTGGAAAGTTCTTAAGGTTATTAATTCAGAATAACTTCTACTCATCTTCATTTGAATCTCCTTTGCCAGAATATTTTCGCATAGCGTTAAGTGCATTATTATAAAGTTCTTCAACATTCTTTGATGATTTAAGAGCTTCGGTTTTTGCTACTATTAATTTCTTTTGCTCAACTAAAATATCTTTCTCAATACGTTCTTTAGTAGATCCGAGTCTAAGATAATGAGCTATAACCTGAGATGATGCAGTTCCTTTTATTAATTGTTTCTCTGCAAGATCTACAGCAAGTGCTATTAGTTGATTTTCTCTTCCTTCTGGCGTTGCTGCTGGTGCTCGTTTCTTATTTGAGTCCAATACAGGTTCATTTCCATTTCTCATTATCTATCACCTCCAACTGTAATTATCTTTAGTATAACTTATTGTCTATCTCTTTAGACTTATTAGATGCTTTTGATAGTGATGGCAAGACTTCGAAGAGGGTTTCTTCTTTTATTCTTGAAAGGAGTATGGTTTCACCAAACCATAAATTGTAAAATCAGCCATCACTATAAAAAGCATCTAAAAATCGTCCCCTCGGGGAAAAATTAGGG